CCAAAGAACTCGGAAATTGACCGGGTGGCTTGTAAAGAGCCTGAGGTCAATATGTATCTCCAACGTGCTTGCGGTCTCTTTATTCGTAACAGATTAAAAAGAAGGGGGATTGATCTTCAAGATCAGTCCCGCAACCGCCAGCTTGCTAAGGAAGGCTCCGTAACTAGAAAACTAGCTACGATCGACCTTAGTTCCGCTTCAGACACAGTTTCCACTGAGCTGGTGCGGAGAATACTGCCACCGGAATGGTTTGACCTCCTTGACGCTCTTCGCGTAAAGAATGTCCTACTGCCCGATGGTAGCATTCATGCTTTGGAGATGTTCTCCAGTATGGGTAACGGCTTCACTTTCGAGTTAGAGTCCTTAATCTTTTGGGCTCTCACTCGGAGTGTTGCAACACTCATACGGTGCCGTGGACCCGTTGGCGTCTATGGGGATGATATCATCACCCCAATAGCAGTAGCCAAGAGTCTCCTCCGTGTTTTACCCTTCTTTGGCTTTGTCGTTAATCGAAAGAAGACTTTCGTCTCTGGAGATTTTCGAGAAAGTTGCGGAGGGCATTATCGGAACGGCTTTGACGTCACTCCTGTTTACTTCCGTGAAAAGGTCACGACAGTTGTCGATTGCATTCAACTTTGCAATCAACTCCTTTCGTGGTGTGTACATACGCCTCTCGGCGCCGTACCCACAAAAGCACTATCCAAGTTAATCTTAGGATTAATTAAGATGGTGCCTAGCCGCTTTCACGGGGGGCAGTCACTAGAGCGTACTGATGCTCTAGTCACTGGGGACCCACCCAGACAGAGACTTGTGCAAGTGCACAAGCCTATAGATGTGCCCATGGTTGGGGCGTATCTATGGTGGCTTCATGAGAAGGAGAGTAAACATGATGTTCACTCTCCGACTGAATCGGCAACCGAGGGTCGATGGGTCTCACGACCTAACCAGTCTTGGTACGAAGGGTCTCTCATGGCGAAAGTTTGCCATGAGATCCTGCCGGGGCTGCTTTTCGCAGCCGTCGAACAGGCCCCTTACGAACCCGAAGTCAGGTGTTACACTGACTTCGGCCTAACCTAAAGGGGTTAGGTGGGGACGGTCTCTGAAGAGAGGTCGTCAACTTGGG